ACCGAAGTCTTCATCACCACCAAAGTCGTCACCACCTTCACCGAAGTCTAAACTACCTAGACCACCACCTCCGAAACCACCATCGTCTCCAGAATCTTCACCATCACTTTCAGCGTTAGGTCCACCGTTTTTAGCCACTTCTATATCACCATAAACCCTATCAACAACATCAAATGTACCAGTATGTTTTATAACATTTGCTGTATTTTCCATCTCAGCTGATGTTGCTTTTTCTAACCTCTGTTCAAGTAAATCTTGTTTTATTTCGTCATCTGACCAACCTAAAATCTCCCTTTTACCTCTAGTCATAGACATAACACCGAAACCATTCCCAGCATCACTAACGGCATCTTTATATAAACCAACCTTAGCTGCAGTATGTTCGATTTTCATCATTTCAGCTTGTGTTGAAGGGTTATTTAAAGTTAATGTAAAATTATCTAATTCGTCTTCAAAACCTAAAAGAAATAAATGTAATATTGCTATTTTATTTAATTCTTGTATCATTGCTTGTTGTATTCTATTTATAGTTCTAGTAAATCTAATATCTTGTAAAGCTAAATTTTTACCATCACCATTAGTATCCTCAAAACCTAAAAAAGGTTTAGGTACCCTTAATGCTGTAAATAATTTCTTTTGTAAGTATTCTATATCAGCAATTTGGTCTAGATTAGAAGCACCAGCTAAAGTATCAATAGGGTTAGGTGCATCTTCACTTCTAACTGGTATGAAGAAATCTTGGTCATTAGCCATTTGATTATATTTTAAATCAATTTGACCAGTTTGTGGGTCAATAATTGGTGTTCGTTTAAACCTACTAGCAATATCATCAACATATGCTGGAACATCTTCATCATCTATATTACCAACATATATTTTGTAAACCCTTCTTTCTGGTGCTCTAGTTATCCTATAAATTAACATAGCATCCTCAGAAAGTAATAATTGCTTCCATATTCTTCTAGCTTTTTCTAATACAGAAGTACCGTAAGGTAACTTTCTATCGTCACCTAATAATCTAAAATGAGCAATTTGCCATGAATTAAACTCAACATCCTTACCTCTCCAGTTAAATTTAACCTTACCATCATCATTAGAATCAGTGTTAGTTAAATTATTATATAAATCACCTTCTCTTCTCTCAATTTCAAAATTAGGTAATTGTCTAATACCCAAAACACCAGATTTATCATCAATATTAAGTAAACAAAAATTATCACCATATTTACATGTGTTTCTAGTCCACATTGGTAGTGATGTATGAATATCTAATCTATTAAAAAATAAGTCTTCTAATATAGTTTTAACTCTATTAGAGTCTGAATAAATATTTAACATCCTACCCTTGTCATTTATAGTTGTAGATTCTTCCATCATAATATCTAGTGCGGCAGAAATCTCTGGGTAAAATTCCATTGATTCAAAATCACTATATGAACCAATTCGAGTAGTTTCTTGGTGTATTGATTGTTGAAACATTTCACCATCAACTTTTTTCCAAACACCACTTAAGTATTTATTTTGTTGTGCTTGTAATTTTTTAGCCTCATACTCGCTTTTATCTTTTGTTTTAAACAAAGTATCACCACTAACATCATATTTGTTAGTTGTTTTTTTTGGTACATTAACACCATCTGGACCAAATATATTATTTAATCTTTGAAAAATAGTTATTTTTTTCTTATTCATATTTTTAATATTTTATATAACCTATATATAAGTAATTTAACAAAAAATTAAACCCTTATTGTACATAATCACACTGAACATAAGCACTTCTAGTTGCGTTACCGTTAATAACTACAATAACATAACTGTATGTCGATATACGGTCATCACCTTGAGTACCTAAAGGTGTTGAGCAGAAAAATGCTTGACTTTTCTTAGGTTTACTTTTTATATCATTATTAAACGGTGCCCACTTATATAAAGAACCACCTTTTTCATTACCATTTTTTCTAATAAATACCCTTTTCCCTTTTAAACTCATATCTTTAATTATTTAGTTCCACTGAATAACCATAAATAATCACCGTTAGGGTCTTGCATATTTTTAGAGACCTTACTGTTAAATTTAGGTTTTCCAGTTGTTTTTTTATTCCTATTATTTTTTGAAACAAATCCATTTTTATATTCTTTATCATCAGAACTACCACCACCAACACTCCAGCTAGATAATATAGCTTTATTTTGATTTTTTAATTTTTTTAATTTTTTAAAAGAATGTTCTAACACCCACAAAGGCATAGCTAAAGCCATTAATAAATCATCATGATAACCATCCATATGGTCTGGTCTACCATTTTTATATATAAATGTCTTCATCTCAGAGGTGGTTCTCCTTGATTTAACTTTAATACCATTAGTTCTAATCATATACTCCAAATGTGCAATCATTGGTAACCTAACACCGTTAGCATTAAAACCAGGCATTTTACTATCTTTACTATGATATTCTAATTCGCTTTTTTTACTATTAAGTACTTTAGTTCTACTATCATCATAATGTAAATGTTTATACTTAAGTTCGATAAGTTTTAATACTGTTGATACACCCATACCACCAGCTATATCCACTACGGTATACGCTTCATACATATTACCGTATTCATAAACGATTTCAGCTAATAAATCTGGTTGAATTTTACCTTGATATTCAAAAACTTGTTCCATTGTTGTAAAATCTAATATCCATATTGTTGAAGCATCTTCACCATCACCCCTACTAACATCAACCCCCATAATATATTGATGCCCTTCCACTGGTTTATTCCACATCCAATATTCAGATTCGATACCAGTTGTCCAAAGTGGGTCAATTACATTATTATCTTCATGGTATTTAATATCTTCATCCGAAATAACGTTACCACCAGAACCTAAAAATGAAACATCTAACTCTTGTGCAATTTTTCTAGCATTATTATTAAGAGTCATACACATATCTTCATACCATGAAGATGTGGGTTTATAACCTTTTTTAATCATACTATCATATTTCTCAACAATAAACTCAACCTCAGTTATTGATTCAGTAATAACACCCTCTTTATTTTTTTTAACCCATCTTAAATCTTTATTATATCTTGGGTCCTCATACCACCTCATCTCACATATATTATAATTATTTTTACCAGTTTTTGATTGGTCATATGTCTTATAATATAAAGGGTCCATACCATTAGGTGTTGATATTAACATAACTCTACCACCAGTAGCACAAGATGACATTGCTGCAGCATAAACAGCAGCCCCATTATCTATAAATGCAGCTTCATCGAAAACCAAATATGTAGGTGTATACCCCCTAAGTGCGTCTTCAGATGTTGCAACTGCAATTATTTGTGTTCCGTTAGGTAATTCTATTTCTATTTTAGAGTTTGATAAGAATATTTCTTTACTTTCCTTTTTTTCGTTACCATAATATTCTGGCCCCCAAACCCATCTAGGTAATTGAGCTAAAAAATCTTTTATCCCTTTAACAAATTTTTGAGCTAATTTAAGTTTATTAGCTATAACTAATATCGTCTCTGGACTTTTAGGGTCACAAAAAGCAGCTTTAATAGCCATATAAGCTTGTGTAGTAGTAGATATACCAGCTTGTCTAGGTTTTGTAACTAAATTATATCTGTGTTTTTCGTAAGCTTTAACAATCTCTTTTTGTCTAGGGAATAAGTTAAACGGCACAAAACCACCTTGAGTTAAATCTTTAGTTTGTAAGTAGGAACTAATAGCGTATTCTGGGTCACTAATACATTTTCCATATTCCGTTAATATTTCACTTCTTGTTAACATATTATTTTTATTAATAAATATGTTAAAATATATAAAACAAAAAAAGACTACTTATGTAGTCTTTTTATAATATTTAGTTTTTAAGTTTTAAATTAATTCATCTGATTCAAAAAAACTATCACCCATTGTCTCATTAAACTCGTCTTGTTTAATTTCTTCCTTAATATTTTTTACAATATCTAAGATTAAATTCTTACCTTTTTTAGTTTTAGCTAAAACTTCTTGCATTATAGAATTAAATTCAATAGGTTCCATTTGACATAAATCACTGTAAACGTAATGTTTTAAATTTATATCTTCATCTGGTATTGAGTCACAAAACCTACCCCAGATACCTGGACCAAGTCTCATATCCCAAGGTTCAGCATGTAAAAAATCAGCCTTACCCAACACATATTCAGCGATATTTTTTTCAGTAGGTAAACCTTTAGATGATAATACTTCCATAACACCTTTAACTAATTCATGTATTAAAACTGGGAAACTATTAGCTTTAACCTTAATAATTGGTTTTATTTCACCATTTTCATCTTCAGTATTATAATCACACTCACATAACCCACCAGCTACACCCTTAGTCATATCTGGTACTATAAAATACATATAATCAGCAGCTGACATAAGTTTTTTGTAATTAGGTAATAATCTAGGGTTAAGTTCAGTTAATTCATCACCTACCATGTGAAACATGTGGTTAACTTTTTTAGCAGCCCCTTGATTCATTGCATTTAACACTCTTCTTTTTTTTACGTTAGCATTTGCGTATTTAATTTCTTCATGGTCATTAAACTCTTCATCTAACATTTTAGGTTTTTTATTTTTATTTAACTCATTAGGGTTAATCATTTCAACTAACTCAGCTTCAATATATAAAGCGTCATCTGGTATGTCAAATTCTTCTTTAACTAACTTAATACCAAGTTCAATCAAATCATCTTTATGTTCTGATTCTAACTCCATGGTTTTTTTAAGTAAACCCATCATTTCTGACATTATTTGTTTATTATCAACAACATTAACATCAAACGCTTCTCTACATCTATTAACAACTTCTATAAAACGCTCTCTAATTAATTTCATTTCAGAACTTATAACATCACCTTCTGGAAACACACCACAATCAGCTAAAGAGTGTCTACCTTCCCTTAATTCGTTCTCTAACATTGGGTGTATCCTCTCTACCATACCTTCATCATAAAGGTAGTTCTCTGAAATTAAATTACCTTTAGTTTTTATTATAGTCTTTACTCTTTTTATGTTACTCATTATTTAAAATTTTTAACTTTAATTTTTTTTATAACTTTTCGTTTAATCTTACCTTCAGCAATCCTACTCTCAAATGGTAAGTCTTTCTCACCATAATTAATATCTCTATAATCATCACCAACCTTATTGATACTATTTTGAGCAATTTCTTTAGCTATATCATCTCTAATTTGACCTTTTAATACTTCATAATCATCATATTCATCGGCACCGACTTCAATATCTCTATAATCATCACCAACCTCATTAATACTATTATTTTTTGGTTTAGGTATAATATTATTATGAAACCATTCATAATCATAAGCTAAATCATGGCCAAACCTATAAACACCCACATCTATATGACCATCGTTTTTTCTTACATTAACATAAACCCATTTTTCCCCATTAATCATAAAAGGTTCTTCACCATTCAATTCACTGTGGAATTGTACAATATTTTCAGAACCATAATGTTCACTTATTTCCTCACCATCTGAGTTGTCACCCTTAGTCAACATTTTTGCTACTATTTCTGCTGCCGTTTGTTTATTAACATTTAAACTGTTTTCAATACCCGTTGTTGCGTTTTTTATATTATCCTCAAGAGCATCAATATCATCGGTGAAATTTTCTTTTATGTATTTCTTTTTAATTCTCATTTTACTTTATTTTTTAAATTGTAATATTAAATCTTTTTCATATAATTTATCTTTAATTGATTCTATATCTTCACCATATTCAAAATGTAGTCTACTTTCTGGATATTCATCATAACCACTCATGT